CTATTAGTTTTTGTTCTGGTATATAAGAGATGACGTCTGCATGATTACTTTTGCCATTATCTGAGCAGGTCACTGTTACTGAACTGTCATGCTGTATTCTTGGTCTCATTTTCGACTCCTTCTATCTGTACATAATTGAGTTTAGTCATAGGATACTTTTCTTTCTCTAAAAGATGATCCTTGATCTTCCCTATAAGATTTATCTTATCTCCAACTTTAATATGTTGTATGTTTTTGTTTGTGAAGAACATAAACAGATTGTCTTCACAGAATCCCATAACAACATATCCTTGGAAGTTAACACTGAAATGATTGCGGGTCACTTCAAAATCTTTCAATACTACACGCCCGCCGATTGACCCAACGTGTTGGCTCTTTTCTTCGTTGAGACGACGCTGTAAATCCTCTCTACGTATGTTACCGTAGTAATACATTGGAGCACTAGCGATGTATCCAATATCCGGAACACTAACTGTAGGTTGGTTTAATTTCTGATACATCACTACTTCGTAATCCATACTGTTGGGCTCTGCTGCTAGGACCTTGAACAATAGTTTTTTACTGTAGTTAATAATATCATCAGCGATCGTACGATGCTCTTTGGTTACTTCGACTAATGGTGGACTGATAGTGCCTTCGCTATAGTAGTCAGTGCGGAGATAGCGACTAAGGATTTCTCTATTTTCCCAACGCTTAATGTTCCCAACTTCGGGGTACCATTCTTTGTTTTTTAGATACTCATTACCATTGAGTTGCCAAGCCGCGACTGCTGCTGCGATAGCCTCTCTGCTTTCAATTGGTTCTGCCGACATAATAGCCCTCTCATCTGTCTACTATAACAGTATACGATGTTCTAGGGTCTTTGTCAAGTGCTTCTTGTCGTTCTTGGAATTGTCGTTCTTTATCGGCTATTTCAGCATTTCGATTCTGTACACGAGTTTTTTTCTCGTCTGTCTTTTTCTTCATCATAATGTATTGGTAAGTTTTTTTCATTAATGCTTTTAGAACCGGATGTGTTGTATTGAAATCAAATTCTTTAAAATATCCATAAAGTGTTGGAGTAAGCAATCGACCGGCTTGGTCGCGAGTCATAGCAGTGTTCGCGAAATTTCCGATAAGCCGTAACTGTTGTTCTATATTACCACGGGTCTTACGATCGAGCTCACTAGCTAGGTTATGAGCATACGCTTCGATCTCATCTGTATTACCTAGATATTCTTGCTGCTTCTTTTGCTCGGAGTTTTTTGATTTACTAACATATGCACGTGTAGGTTGGAAACCTCTAGCACGATACTGATATTGATGTATTAATTCATGCTGTAGGTATTCAATAACTTGATTAGCGAATTCTCTCCATTCGTTACGATCCATCGTTACACGCTTGTCTGCAGGATTAAAGACTACGACCATTTCGATCGGCTTTTCGCCTTCTTCGTCCTCGTCGGGATCGTAATAGGCATTGATGTTTAGTGTGTTTGGATCAACAGCATCAGAATTGCTGCTAGTAACGATCGTGTTTCTACCAGCTAATTTACGTAGATGGTTTAGTATTACCGTACGCGATACTGCTCGGTCTGCGAATTCATCGAATCCTTTGGCTATTTTACTGGCCGCGGTTTTCTTATGGTAAGGTATTGCGATTTCATACATGCTGCTCATGGTATTATTTAGTGCCTAAATGTTACACGCCCTTTAGAAAGATCATATGCGCTAACTTCTACAGTAACACGATCACCGGTCAAAATCCTAATCTTATTTTGCTTCATCTTGCCACTAGTGTAAGCTAACAACTGATGATCGTTGTCCAGTGTAATTTTAAACATATTTCCCGGTAATACTTCAGTAACCACACCACGGAATTCAACTATTGAATCTTTTGTCAAACCGTCTTTTGTCCCGGAACTGCTTTATCCTGCCCACGGCTAAATGCTGCTACACCTAAAATAGCACCAAACGCGATATGGATAAGTCCACCGTTGGCTAGCGTCAAACTCTGCCATGCTGTATAAGGCATAGTTAATCCAAATGGTTTAAAGATAATTGGTAAGAAGATAGTCAATATAGGAAATCCAACGAAATCCATGAAACAGATTATCATATACAACCAGCCCATCGCTGGTCTCCAAAAACTCTTTGCCCAATGCTCGTTGCCTTTTTCTTCTTTTGCTTCTTGTTCTTTGTCTCTACGGCGTTGTTCGCGTTGCTTGTCGCGTTCTTCCTGTTCAACCCTACGAGTCTCCATGTCCATCTTGTGAACTTCTTTGCGTTCTTCTAGATGGAAACGCATTTCTTCTAATGCTAATTTACGTAGTTCTACAGTATCGTTATTGCTTGCGATAGATGGTACTGAGGTCTTGATTACCGGAGGAACATAGTCATCGCGTTCATCTTCAGGAACACGCATAGGACCAGTTGGTTCATCATCGTCATCAAGGTTTGGGTTTGCCATCTTTGGGATCCTTCGGAGTTTCGGTGGTGGACTTGATATAATAGTCTTTGTAGGCAGCAACTTGGGCTTGATATTGACGGATGATTTTAACCAAGTTAGCCTGGTTTGTAGCCAGGGCTTCATAACCATCGGGAGTAACTGCGAGAAGACTATCGCTATTACTCTCTCTAAACGCTTTTTCCGGACTTCCTGCCTGATCCGGACTCGTACCCTTTTTAACGACATACCATTCAGTATCCTGTATCTTTATGTTATCAACCGCCGGTACCATTATAGCCGGTTTGTCTACTTGCACTATAGCAGTTACGGGAGGTTCTTTAGCTGTTTGACAACCTGCTAACATCAATGCTAATAATGCTACTGTACCATATTTAACAACTACCATCGTTCTCACCTTTATTAACAGTATCCTCTATACAGCGCCAGCTTTTCTTGCTAGCAGCATTAATCTTGTCTTCTGCCTTGTCAGGTTGGCTTTCTACGAACTTGCCAAAATTACGACCCTGTTTGCTAAACTTGTCATGTAGTTTATCTACTTGTAATCTAGCTTCCTGCATCTGCTTATTAGTTTCTTCTAATATTTTAGCCTGTGCTTCGAGGTCTGCTTTCTGTTTCGCTATAGTAGCTTCACTCGCTTTGAGAGCGAAATCTTTGGTCGCAATCTCACGATTCATTTCATCCATCTTGTCTTGGGTATATTTGAAATACCCAACACCTGCAGCACCTAATGCTATTATGATAAAGATCGTCGTAAAATTGAGACCAAACATATTATTCTCCTAGTACTGATAGAGCGTGATTGTAGTGTTTCTCACGATCTTCGAGTCCGATATATCCACCGTTGATCTTCTTAGTAATAGCCTTGATATCTTTTTCATCGGCTAATACGTTAAGATCACGTGACCACCAGAACCAAGCAGCACTGCGAGCAGCACCTTCTGGTGTTTCTAGATATTCTGGATTTTCATGTAGATCAACCTCTAATTCTTCACCACAGACTGAATAGTTGTCTTTACCAGTTAGCTGGATAAGTCCACGACCGCAATATCTCCAACCGTCGCCACTGGCTTCGTCGCCATTGCCCATACGATTTGAATAAACACGATTAGCGATCTTTTCTGGCTGACGAGCATAATCTTCAGCAGTATCCATATCTGGAAAATACTTGTGGAAGATCTTAGTTAGGCCTTCTGCCTTGTAATTTAGATTCTCATGAACTGCGCGGAAATTTCCACTTTCGTGTGCTGCTTGTGCTAGGAATGCTGCGATACGTCCGGGAGTATCGATTTCAAATTCTTCCATAGCAGAAACTAGAGCGTCATAATATTTTTCAACATTATCGTGACTGATTTCTGGAAATGCTTCGTGCATCTGTTCTTTAGTAATCATAGTTCTCTCCTGTAAAATAAACTATGTGCTTATTTATCAGTTAGGAGAGTATCCAAGTCATCGAACCGCCCCATTTATCGGCGCCGTCTTTAGGTGCTAGTATTATTTTTCCACCCATCTTATTTGGCCACTTAACATCAGTTACGAATTTACCACCTGCTGTTTTAGTGCTGATCACTATGAAATTCTGTCCTAGTATTTCTAACATAGTTTCTGAGAATCCAGGTATTACTCCTTCATTAACTGCGTCGTTGACAAATATATCTTTTATACAATTTCTTATCTTAAAAAAGAGAGGAGCATTTCCTTTGAATGATCTATTCGCGAGATCAAATATACCTTGATACATCTTTGGTATCTCTTCTAATTTCGTAGGGACCGGAGTAGTTCGTTGATTTTTCCATACACTGGTTATGTATTTAAAGAAGTCATCATCGAAATATCCTTCCGGTAAATGGTCCTCGATTTGTGGAAAAGACCCATAGCGTTCCATTAGAAAATTAGCAGCAACAAATGGTTGGTACATCGCGCCTTTTGTTTCTTGTATCGTTTTTATAAATTCAATCGCATCGCTTTTCTTATAGATCATATGTTCGGGTATTTTAAGTTTATTAATACTCGACGGAGCACCTTTTCCTCCTTTACCTGCCTTACTGCTTATAAAAATAGTATGATCGCTATTCTCATTAACTAGAGCATAACTATCAGCGAGAGGGTTATTAGTATCTTTAGGAAATAATAAAACTAAGTTACTAAGATCAGATCCAAGATGATCATAAAATTCTTTACTAGCAGGGAAGTTTGCGACTCCGCTTACTAATGATAATACTCCGAGGTATTCGAACGCATCATTTCTTATAACAGTTAATGTAGATGCGTCTACATTTGGAACAGTTGGAACTTGTTTCGCGACTAATTGTTTTGCTATCTCAATAACAGCAAGTCCGGACTCGCCGTGCGATTTTAGATATTCGTTATTGATAATTCTTTCGCCTAATTGGCCAGCAGTGAACCCGCCTAACTCTAATGCTATTTCAGGTGTAACAGGTTGACTTTTATCTGGATTACCTTGCTTTAATACGTTTGCTGGTTTTATTTGTATATCACTATCGCCTGATTTTCCTTTTTCTCCCCAGGCCTTTTGATCATAATAGATGTCGCTCATGCGTATATCTCGATCATCGATAGTTTTTAATATGGGAGTCTTACTAGTCTTGGTTAGAGCGGATAAAACTGAAGCACTTTCAGGGTCAATCTGTACAGGTCCTAATTTTGATTTAAATGAATGTTGTTGATTAATAAGATCAATAAACTTCTGTAAACGTCCGGGGCGTTTAGTTATTTTGCTAACATTAAGTTCAGTATCTTCGGAAATGAATTCTTTAAATCTCATAGTAGAATATTTATCTTATAGGAGGAAACAGGCATTCCTCTATGAACACCCTCACTGCTTCCTCACCTAGTCCTAAACTAGTCATAACCTTGGGTGTATGTGGGTTTTGTCGTTGATTTTCGCAGTAAAAATCCTGCGCTTTAGTATTGTCTAAACAGGATCCTCTATCGCCTACGTTTTTTATGTAATGATCAAAATTATTATAGGCCATATCTACTATCTGATCTAGTTCAGGTCCTACTACTACATTACCGGCAGCGACCATATGTTTACTGAATATGTTCTTAGCCCATTGTGGAAGTTCGCGTGTCTTACGCCATTCTAATTTAGCAACTTCATACCCAAACCAATCTATCATAGGATGATTGAGATTTCCTGTGCTTGAGAAATCATGGAAGGCGCCGGTTATCTTATTCTTACCGGCTATTATATCAAATCCAAAGATAGGACTGATATCATCAGTATGTGGAAAGATACAACAGTGCATCATCCACAGTCCTTTGGTATTTCTCGCATCAACTACATCAATATGAGCACGACGGAATTTATCGCTAGCCCATACTAGATTTATCCAACCTGGTTGATCAAAACGTTCCATGCCATCTTCATGTACACGATGGCCATAATAGTCGAGGTCATCGACAAACTTTTCTTCAAGATGTATTAGCGTATCCCAGATTTCACTCATCGTTATATTTCGCTATATCTAGTTCCATTAGTTGTTGGAATATCGCTATAGAGAAATCAAATGCTAGATTCGCTTCTTCTGCTAGGTCGTCTGTTAGACGTTCTCTTATCTTAGATTTACAATCTTCTACATTGTCAAATTGATAGTAACGCCCACTACCTGGGACCTTTTTAGCGATCATCTGCCCACCACTAAGATCGCCCATATGACGTACATAGATGTGTGCCATGAGTTTCTGTGGAGCATTCCACGATATACGTAGTATATGATCTAGATATTCATTAACTACGGGAACAAATACGGTGTTATCTTTTGTATGCTCTAGTTCATCTAGATCTTCCTGTATAAGACTAGTACGTCTAATGCTATCGAGGCCGTCTAGCAGTCCATGAGTAGCAGCACAGGATTCTAACATTGAATAGCAGGCCATCATGTTCTGTAGATATGCAGAATAAAATTTAGGATTAATTTTACCTGAGAATAGGACTTTTACAAATTCCTGTCTTTCGGCGGATTTATGTTTTTCCCAAGTTAGCTCTTTGAGAGACATATTATTCTTTTTCTATTTTAACTACTAGTGGAAAGTTATTATTTCTTGCCAACATAGTTGTTTCGATACCTTTTTGTTCTGCTATTTCAAAACTATATACACCAACTACTGCTGAACCATCATTATGTACAGTTAACATAATATTTTGTGATGTTGAAATATCATGTTTGAACACAGCTTGTAGAACTTCTAAAACGAAATCCATTGGAGTAACATCATCATTTAAGAAGATAACTTTATAATGTCCAGGTTCTTCTGTTACGATCTTGATTTCTTCTAAGGTATCGTTGTCTACTTGACTCATTTAATTATTCCTGTTTTGATATTTATCAATATGGGGGGCACCATGCCCCCCATACGAGTTAACTTATTAAGATCGTATTTCAATCTTCTTGGGTTGCAGATGTTCTGGTATATTACGTTTTAAATAGATGTCAAGAATACCACAATCGAGGCTTGCATCTTTAACTTCCATATAATCTGCGATGCTAAAGATCCTCTTAAAGTTACGTGTAGCGATTCCTTTATGTATATAGATACCAGAATCCTCTACTTCGGGCATTGCTCCTTCGATAGTTAACACGTTACCTGTATGTATTACATCTAGGTCTTCCATCTTGAAACCTGCTACTGCTAACGAAATAACAAATTCATTATCGCTGATTTTAACAATATTATATGGGGGGTATGTTGCAGTTGTCGCACTGTTCATATATAGTCTATCCATATCGTGGAACAATTGGTCGAACCCGACTGCGAATTTTTGTAGTGGTACTAAATCTAAAGTTGCTCTTGTCATTTTACATCTCCTTTGTTAAGCAAGATACTTTTTAGTCTACATGTGCGATCCTATTATAGCAATCGCACATGTTATTATTAATATAGTGTATTTCACACTATTTGTCAAGCGGCTTTATCTTTCTTCTCGTCTTTAACCTCTGTGAATGTAGCATCAACTACATTGTCGTCCTTTTTTTCCGCTGTTTCGGCGCCTTCGGGAGGAGCCATATTTTCGCTCATCGCTTTATACAATGGAGCAGCAGCTTCAAAGATCTTCGTAGTAGCTGTAGTAATAGCTTCTACATCCTCGCCTTTAGCAGCTTCTTCAATATCCGTAAGTGCTGCTTCGATCGTTGACTTCTCATCTTCAGTTAGCTTATCACCATGCTTAGTAAGCTCGTCGCGCATACTATTAACCTGACTTTCGGCATTATTACGTGCTTCGATGAGAGCACGTTGCTTTTTATCTGACTCTGCATTAGCTTCGGCTTCTCTGATCATCTGTTCGATCTCTGCTTCGCTCAGTCCGCTATTAGCCTGGATAGTAATCTTCTGTTGTTTGCCAGTTCCTTTATCCTGTGCGCTTACGCTTAGGATACCGTTAGCATCGATGTCGAAAGTAACATCGATCTGTGGAACACCACGAGGTGCTGGAGGTATACCTTCTAAATTAAACAAGCCTAATACTTTATTGTATTCTGCTAGTTCACGTTCACCTTGTCCAACCTTAATGGTAACTGCTGTTTGATTGTTATCAGCAGTACTGAAGATCTGGCTCTTCTTAACAGGAATAGTAGTGTTCTTTTCGATTAATTTCGAGAACACACCGCCCATGGTTTCGATACCCAATGATAGTGGTGTAACGTCTAGCAATAATACGTCATTCTTATCACCACTTAGAACTGCACCTTGGATAGCTGCTCCTGCTGCTACTGCTTCGTCAGGATTCACATCCTTACGTGGTGCCTTGCCGAATAACTGTTCAACGACTTCCTGTACTTTAGGCATACGTGTCTGCCCACCAACAAGGATAACATCATCTATCTGGCTTGGATCAAGACCTGCATCCTTTAGTGCCGTATTACAGGGAACAATACTACGTTGTATTAAATCGTCGACTAATGATTCAAACTTAGCACGAGTCAGCTTTATATTAAGATGTTTTGGTCCACTAGCGTCTGCTGTAATATATGGCATATTAACATCAGTTTGTGCAGAGCTTGAAAGTTCAATCTTTGCCTTTTCTGCGCCTTCTTTTAGACGCTGTAGTGCCATAGTATCCTTACTAAGGTCTACACCGTTTTCTTTCTTAAATTCGCTGATTAAATGATCAACGATACGTTGGTCGAAGTCTTCGCCTCCGAGGAATGTATCTCCGTTTGTTGAGAGGACTTCAAACTGTTTGTCTTCTCCTCCACTAATTTCGATGATTGAAATATCGAAAGTACCACCTCCGAGATCGTATACAGCAATCTTTCTATCACGTTTGTCCTCCTTATCTACTCCGAACGCCAAAGCTGCTGCTGTTGGCTCATTAATGATACGCTTTACATCAAGTCCTGCGATACGTCCAGCATCCTTAGTTGCTTGGCGTTGGCTATCGTTAAAGTAAGCTGGAACAGTGATAACTGCTTCTGTGACTTCATACCCGAGGTAATCTTCTGCTGTTTTCTTCATCTTACGAAGTATTTCAGCAGAAACTTGCTGTGGAGCCATTTCATTGCCGTTGGCTTTTACCCACGCATCACCGTTAGCTGCTTTTACGATATCATACGGGATATTCTTAATATCCTTCTGGATCGCTTCATCATCGAACTTACGTCCGATAAGTCTCTTAACTGCGAACAATGTATTTTTTGGATTTGTTACTGATTGACGTTTAGCAGGCGCACCGACTAAAATTTCTTCATCAGTATAAGCAATAATGCTTGGTGTTGTGCGGGCACCTTCCGCATTTTCTATAACCTTGGTTTTACCGCCTTCTAATACTGCGACACAACTATTAGTTGTTCCAAGATCGATTCCGATTATCTTACCCATCATGATTCTCCTTTTGTTAAGCAAGAAATAAATGCTGTATTCCGAAGCAATACAGCATTATTATTTATATAATAACTATTATTGAAAAGTCAAGAGCCTTTATTAAGATTCTGTCTTCCATTGTGATTGACGCTTGCGCTCACGAACTTGTGCTGCTGCTAGTTTCTTGCGCTTCTTATCACCTGGATTAGTAAAATGTTCTCTCTTACGTAGTTCATTAAACCAACCCTCGTCTTGCAGACGTTTTTTTAATTTTCTTAACGCTTTATTGACATCATTATTCTTAACGAAAATTGTTGTGCCTTTAAACATACGACCTGTGTCATTGTTGTGTAGCCAATCGCTATTTCGAGTTATACTCATATATATTTTTTCACCTCTTTTTTATATGAATCTTTTTTTATCTTCCATTTGTTAACAAATCTACTAACGCTTGTCTATGCTCTAACGGGATATCATCGAGTTTGATGCTTTTAGTTTTTAATTTATCAACATAACTAGTTAGTAATTGTATCTTAGGATCAGTTTGATCGTGGCTGCTAAGATCTAAATCTTTAAAGCCATGTAGTTCATACTCTCTGTAAAGAGCATCCATTGGTTTAAATATCCTACGATTGCGTTGAATACGTTGCCATATAGTTTCTTCACCTTGCTCTGAATTTTGAATATAGCCGTCTTCGACTATTTCTTCTCCACTAAGATCTGCTGGTTGCCAACCTTCATCATGTACTGTTCTTTTTTTTTTAAATTTGCAACTTGCTCTTCGAGTTCTTGCCAACGAGCTGTGTTTTCTTCTGTCTTAGGTTCTTCTATTACTTCGGTGTTGATTGGTGTCGATTCGCTAGCCATAGGTTCGCTGGCAACAACGACCACAATATCATCAACTCGTACTGGTTCGACAGGCTCTTCACTGACTGTATTAACAGGTATCGCATCATTGTTTCCTGCATCTGTGAGTACATCTTTTTTCTCCTCAATATCACCCTCAAAGGTGATTTCGCCCTTTTCGACCTGTTTCATCATTTCCGCATAACGTTCGCGTACGATCCTATCGATCATATCCTGGTCGATTACAGGTTTAAGGTCTTCATGTTTAATCTCTGGTTCTTGATGCGCTATAACTGTTGCTAATGCTTCAGTTTTAATCGCATCTTTTTCAGCTTTCTTTGCACGCCTCGCTTCAGAAGCTTGTACTAGGCTTATCTGTCCGGCAATCAATAATAGAACAGCTAATGGATCAAATACGAAGATGATAATTATAATCATCCAAGTCACTGCTTTTTCTAGCATGTTCTTATCAGCGTTAGAACCATACATAAACTCAGCTATGTATTTGATTGGGCCTACTTCTGTTTCAATCTTACGTATTTGTGTAGTTAATGGTAATTTAATTTCTTGTAATTTGGATATTTCTTTTTGTGCAGAATCGATATCTTTGGCTAATTTGTCACGTTCTTTTTGTTGGTTCTTACGAGCGTTATTAGCTGCTGCTACACTACGCTCATCCTTACCTTTTATCATAAACTGTGCTACTACCTCATCAAGATTTTTAGTAGCAGTTTTAGCTTGGTCAATTTCGCTGCGTTTAGCATTAATCTTCTCGTCGATTAACTCTATCTGTGCTGCAACATCACCAACAGGTGCTCCCTGTTCAACATGGGCACGACTTAAGAATCCAAAAATCCCCATGCTGGTTATGAACATAAGAACTAAAGTTGCTATCATCAGATAGCTCTTTAGCATAAATGGTGCTGTTTTCCAATTACGGTGTAGCCAACTAGCAGTTACTAGTTTACCAATTTCAAGACTAGCACCCATAATAATAATAGGCACTGCTGCACCTGCAAATATAGCTGCTAGCCCTGATACAGAATAGTATACCGCTACACCGCTAATGGCTAGTGCAGTTATTAGCGTTAATAGCCCGAGAAACATTCATTTACCTCATGAATAATTAGCTGTTGATAACTGTTACAGTGTCAATTAAGCTCACTGATACTGAATCATATATGTTAGCAATAGTATCCGGTGCTGCTATAGTTACTGATTGTTGCATATCGCCTTGTGTTTGGCTTGTAGTTCTATATGAACGTGTCATAGCTGATAGGATAGACTGGCTTATTATATATCTAACAGCTTTAGCTACTGAGTCGATAGTAACTGTACTGCCTGTAGTTGGAGAAAATGTCGTACCTGATAGTTTCTGTAATACAAAGGCATCTCTTTCAAACTTTACAGCAAATGCCACTGCTGAAGAATATACATTAGCATCAGTCGCATCTTCAGTAGTTGGCGTCACATCGAGGATCTGACAATCAGCATATCCGCTGAGCGCCATGATGATGTTATTCCAACGTATGTTTCCTCTAGCACGTCTTAGTGAATTATTATTGCTGCTAGGTAGTGTATCGAACGCAGAAGCATCATATGGCTCTATTCTACCACCTGCGGTGCTAGTATCTGAAGTTGCTTTGTAATATGTCGACAAATCAATCGAAACACGATAAAAATTTGGAGTTAATTGGTTAACACTCTGTTGAAATCCTGATGGCATAGTAGTAATCCTTCTTTCTATTATTTATCTTAGCCGCGCCGACTCTTGGTACCTACTTGTGTCATATCTTCCCCTGGGGTGGCGAATTGATAACCACCTTTGTTATAAAGTGGCATACAACGGCTGGCTTTGTCAAGGATTTCACGCTGTACAGCAGGTGATTCTTTATGTAAATTAGCCATTATACCTTTTTTATAACCGTTGCCAACGCTATTGCTAAGTTGAACACGATTATCGCCGACATTGTAATCTGGAATAGCATTTTCGTATTTTCCTTTAAACGCTTTTTGCAGTGTACGTTGCTCAGGATGTAATCCACGCTCACGCAACCATGCATTGTGTTTATCAGTTGCTTCTGCAAGACGCTTTGAATTTGAACTTTTTTTCTTACCACCATAACGTGTAGTAGTAAGAAATGCTTTTTCCAGATGCATACTCATTTCTTAATCTTTCTGATCAGTTCATTATGTTCACGTTCTACTTCATGCTTGGAATGGTCGTATGCGAATACGATAGCGAAGATTATGATAGAAATAAACACGCTAATACTCAAGCCTTTTGCCGGATCGCCGAGAAAATAATTACCTGCAAACATTGACAAGGCACCTAACCCAAACCCTACAACCAATATCGAAAATAACTTAAGGACTTTCTTGAATGTTAACCATAGGATCTTGCGCTGCATTGTGATACCTTTTCTGTTGTGTATTATAACTGTATAGCCTGTACGAATGTTTGTCAAGAGTAGAGGCCGAGTTTCCCCAGCCTCTTTTGGTTTGATTAAGCGTGACGTGTAACGTAGTTAATACGTTCCTGCTGACTGCCAAAGAATTCCTTTACAGTCTTTACAACTTCGTCATTGCTAAACGGCTTGCAACTAAAAACATCCAAATACATGGTATTGTCTTTGTCAACAAAATGTGCTGAGAGATTTGAGGTCTCGATTAACTGGACCATACTATGACCCGCTTTATTTGCGTCATGGGTGGCAAAATGTTCGATAACCGGTTCGCCAAATGCGACCATATCGATTCTCTTAACGAGTTCTTTAGTAAAATTATAGATGTTATCGCGGCTTGTGATCTTTGCGTTATCGCAACCCGAGCAGTCCAGCATCAAGTGATATCCCCAGTATGTACTCATCGCATGTTTGTTCCTTTCATATGAGATGTTATTTACTTTTTTTTGATGTTGGACAGATAAAAGTGGAGAGATTCTGTTTCCACGCTCTCTCCGGGCGCATTAAGATCACGCTGCTAGAGCGTAAGCCTTAGATGAAATGAAGTTATCATTTGCATTTATCATTGTTGCCTTCTGTCTCCGCTAGTCTTTATCACACCTGTCGATCCTATTTCACCCCCGTCAAAAGTACTTTTTTCAGTTATTCGGTTTCTGTCAGAAATATTCCGAGCCACCCAGGGCAAAAGTACTTATGGTGGAGGTGCCGGAGTACTGCCCTCCGGGTCCAAAATGTCTATTCTACTCGCCTCAACGACATAAGCAGTTTATTTATAGCAGTGTTTTTAGATATTGTCAACTTTTCTTTTGGGTTTTACTAAACGCCCAATACTATAACCAGATTTTATATGTTGGTCTAATTTTTGTATAAAGATGTAGTGTTCCGTCATTCCGTTATGTACCCAGATACGGGTAGGAACATGCCCTTTTTTTCCACGAACCCATCCTTCGGGAATGGTATCATCTTTGTTAATTCTTAATATTTCTTTCGTTTCTGGATGAGATATCCAATACTTGCCATATTGGCTATTTCCGGTGCCTTTCTGCATTTGACTGAGTTGACTCCGGCGGGCTACCTTCTCTTCTTCTGTGTAGTTTCTCCACCCGTTGCATAACCCAGTTCCAGCTTTTTTACGATTTGCGTCGGTCATCGATTTCAATCTGTTTTGCCACCAGATAGTATTATTGGCTTTTTGTTCTTTTACAAAAGCATTTGTTTTTTGTGCAGCAATTCTTCCGCCTTTTTTTGCAGATTCCTTGTGTTGATCGGTTCCATTATAATGGTTAAATCCACCGATGCCGCCAACTCGAACATTATAATTTGTTTGTTCCATGCAGAATGATTTGGTAACTATTTCTGCTTCTTTCTTATACATTTCGTCCGAAGTGTTAAAAATAAACAATACGTCTTTAGTAAAGTTTTCTATTCCGTATTTTTTTTGAGATCTCTTTAAAGTATGGCCGGAACCCATATAATCATCATTAATATTAATAGTCGAATGAGCTCCGATGTAAATTTTATTATTAATTAGATTTGTTATTTTATAAATTATGTGAAACATTGGATATAAGAGTAGCACCTGTAAAGGTATTTGTCAAGGCATTAAAAAACCATCTAGATATCCACTGCCATACCAAGTTTGATTTTTAAACCCAGTTTTAGGAAAACGTGCAGTAGGGTGACCAGTTCCGCCGGCCAAGTGCAACCAATTTGCACTGCCAGGTTTTTCAAGTATAACTAATCCTGCAGGTATACCGTTCTGTCGTACCCAAACAGCCATATCGTGATGTTTTTGACGATCATTACCCCATTGTATATCTACTGCTGCGCCGCGGCCGTGATCGCCTGTTGGATTACTACCTCCGGGGCCACGGAAACCACTATTAAGTGTAAATCCGCCCTTACCGCCATCGATGAGAGCATCGAGTATATTGGTCGCTATCCAGCTTAGTCCTGCGATAATCTGATCTACACTTAATCCGTTCTGCGCTACTATGGGATGTTTAAAGATAGCAGCATTACTGAGCTGCCCTAGAGTGAAATGTTTTGATATCTTAGATCCGTACGGAATTTGTCCGTTGATCTGACCTTGTAATAGAGCAGGCTTAGCCGGTGACTCTGATCCGGTCTGCGGCTGTAATTCTGCATCGCTCGGTTTAGTGGTTGCTGCTCTATTCTTATCTTCGATTGGATTGTTATATCCCGGAGTCCCTCTCATCCTCGGAGGCACTGAACTGTTAATCTGACTCGATAGATTAGGAGGTAATAATCCAGCTAGTTGGCTACGAGGTATAATGTTTTCAGCTAATCCTAAACTCTGTAGATTCTGTGTTATACCACTCAATGCTCCAACATTTCCAATCGATAGATTAGTTGGAATAATAGGTACCCTACCACTGACCAGTGTGCCAACTAACGAACTCAATGGATTGCTAGCAAACGATGACGCTGTTCCTAATACACTAGTCGGAATGCCGACGGGTACTCCTGCGGATTTTAATGCGACGTTAGCAGCTAATCCTAATACTTGCGAACTAACTGGTATACCGGCAATGTTTTTGTTTAATGCGACAGTCGACACTACGCCTACTACATTTGATATCATAGCAGTAGTAGAAGGATCAGTTCCTAATATATTGCTTGATAGATTACCCACAGCAGACCCAGCAGCTTGACCTAACATAGCATTTCCAAATGTTGATGCTATATTAACAGGTATACCCCCGCTACCAACTGTACGTGATAGTGCCTGTGCTCCGAGCAATCCCGACATACCCGATATGCTACTTATACCCTGGCTACCTGTTCCGACTGATCGAAGTGCTTGGCTCGCAACCGCACCTAACGCTGCTCCTCCAACTAATTGTGTCAATCCCCCGAGGCTGATAGGACCTTTTGAAACTAAGCCTGCAACAGCTCCGATTGGTAATAGGCTTTTAAATAACGGGGGCAATAATGATGTAAATTTACCCAATGACGATGGACTAATATCAAACATTAATGCTTCCATTCCTGGAACTACCGCCCTTGCATCTCTAACAGCACCGAAAGGCTGTGGTATCCCATTAGTTGGCATTCCTGGGCCACGAGCTGCTCCATCTGCTTGCTCATCGTTATGAGCCGAAGTACCCATAGTCTTCATCGCTGCTTGTATATTATTAGCAGCAGTTCTAGCTTCGGGCGGGATAACTGTCATTGGAGTCCCGGCTGCTTTTTGTACTATATCCATCGGTCTAGCCGGGGGCTGTTCAGTAACGCTAGTTCCATTTACAGATACAGTCGATGGTAATCCACTGTTAGCAGCAGCACTAGCCGCTAGATTTTTAGCATATGCACCAGCATCACCGATCTTATCGCCAACACTCATAAAACTGCTAACTTGTCCAACACCCTTGGCGGCATTTGCTAAACTGCTCATGCCGACACTGGTAACTAATCCTTGGACAGCAGTTGGACTCATTCCTTGAGATAATTTGCTAGCTAATCCTGCTAAGTTGCCGCCAGCTGATAACGAAGCAATCGAGGGTAATGATCCAACCCCTGGTATACCTTTCATAACATTAGATAATTGATCACCTGGTATAGAATTTAGAACACTACCGAGTTCTTTTGAAGCAGTAGCACCAGCGGCATCAGTCGCTGAGCTAAACATCTTTCCAGTATCGGTTACCCCTCCTAAAGATGAATTAACTGAATTGCTTAGATTACCTAGTTCAGGATTATTAGTTAAAGCACTAGAACTAAAAGTAGTATCTCCGCTATTTGCAACCGCCTGATCAATGCTTGATTGAGATGGCGCAGCATCGGGTTGTATTGAAGGAGCAGTTGCACCGGGCACTGGGTTTCCGGAGTCGTCCCATATTTGATTATTTGATGAATTGCTATCATTAGTAACAACATTAGTTGATTGGGTCGAAAAAGCTGCACTAGATTCCGGATTAGGATTACTTCTATCAAATGTTATAGTATTACCCATATCATCCTGTATAGTCGTCATATTACTCGTAGCAGTTGGTTGATTAACCACAGCAGTGTTATTTATGCTATTTGACATAGCACTTGCTTTAGCATTTTCTCGTGCTGCTTCGGCTGCTGCATCTGCTTCGGCCTTGGCTGAAATCTCTGCGTTAAATTGTTCTAATGCTGATACCATAACAATATTTATCATAGATTTTAGTGATAAATACTCCATGAGTCAATTATGGGCAGTACAAGGTGATGCTGATAGTCACGGTGGTGGTGCATTAAACGCCGATGCCGATTCATCTCCACACACTGTATTCATCAATAATCTACCAGTAGTGGTTAATCTAAGCCATGCTGCTGCTGATAGTTTATGTAGACCGCAAGATACTCCGCATTGTGATCCCTACACTACTAGCGGAAGTGGTACAGTTACTTGTTATGGAAAACCGGTACACAGAAACGGCGATAGCCGCGTTTGTGGCGCGACTACGGTAGTTACTCATCAAACAACTGTATTTGTTGGTTAAATTAATTTTCCTAAAATACTAGATGATGCAGGCTGTATGCTCGATGTGCCTTTAATATATTGGTTAGCTGTCTGCTTATCAGTTTGTGCCATAGCAATAACGGCAGTTTTAGGTATGTCAATATTTCCTTCGATTTCTGCAGTGAATAAAAACGGAGTCATAGCGACTCCATTTGCTGTTACCGATAATACAAGAGGCTTGTATACTTTATAGGCAAAAGCACTATCTTCTGTTAACCGTGTTATAACTTCTTCACCAGTTACTAGTTTTAAGGTGTAGATTTCACCTAGTTTAACTTTCTCTAAAATCATGCTGCTAAATCTCTTTTTTCTATCTGTTCTTTGAGTACTTCTGGATCTTGTTTTGAAAGACCAGTATATCCACCTTCTACTAGCAAATCACCATCTAGATATAATTGTGGAACTGTCTTATGTCCCCTTTCTCTGATGAAACTTAAAGCTGCTTCATCTTCTAAAACATTAATGGTTATATAAGGTATACCATTTTTTTCTAACCAAATTTTAGAACGGTCACAGTAAGGGCAGTTGGGTTTGCTATATAATGTTATCATCGCTTTCTCCTTATAAAGAAAAGCCTGCGAAGCTCTTCTCATCTACATCTTGTTTTACTGCCCCTACGATATAGGAACTTAGTTCTACTTCTTGAGGAGCAACTTGCACATCTGCACCTGAGATCCATTTCTGTGTCCAGGGCAACGGATTTGATCCGCCCTTGTACTTAGTCGGCAAGCTAACGGCTGTCATGCGCTTATTAGCTATCCAGTCTACATATTCGCATAGTAGTTGATAGTTAAGTCCAATCATGCTACCGTCTTTGAACAGATATTCTGCCCATTTCTTTTCTTGATTAACAGCATCATCAAACATCTTAATGGCTTCAGTTTGACATTCCTGTTCGATCTTAGCATAATCTGGATCATCTTTAGGAAGTATTTTTAATAGCATCTGTGTGCTGGCTAGATGTAGATTTTCATCACGTGCGATAAACTTAATAATCTTAGCATTACCTTCCATCTTCTTAACTTCAGCGAATGCCCATGAACAAGCAAAGCTAACATAGAACCGAACACCTTCTAAGATGTTTACGCTCATTAAGCAGAGCCAGATTAATTTTTTATGTTGGTACGCATCATAGTCTGGAGCATTAGTGGCCATCTTGTTATTCATAGTAATAAGATCATCATAATATTTGCTAATATCACCAGCACAATCTACGATTTCTTCGATATCCATCATCTCATCAAATATCTTACTAGGGTTGCTATAGATGTTGCGGATGATATGTGTATAGCTGCGACTATGGATAGTTTCACTAAACGTCCAAGTAGTAATCCAAGTCTCTAATTCTGGAAGGCTAACGACTGGCCCAAATGCTACTGTTGGCGCACGACCTTGTACACTATCTAATAGTATCTGACGTTTTAGATTACTTGTGAAAATGTGTTGTTCGTGTGCTGTAAGATCTTTGAAATCTTTAGCATCACGTAGGATATCAACTTCAGTTGGTTGCCAAAAGAATCCCAACTGTTTTTCGGTTAGTTTATCAAATTGTTTATATTTCATAGTGTCATAGCGTTGGATAGTTACTCCACCATTTGGATCTAAGAACGCTAGTGACTCGGTGTGCTTGCTACGATTGGTGCTGTCAAATATTGAACTCATTTTCTTTACCTCTGTATGTATATTAGCAGATAGATTTAGATAGTGCAACCTTCGCAGTCATCCTGCGGAGGTAAATCATCTAGTGGTTGATCATCTGTAGTTTTGTGTACATTGATCTCACCCTGCCCATCAAAGGTATTGAAGTAGTAGAGTTGCTTGCCGCCGTACTTGTAAAACTGTAGTATGTGCTTGAGCATTTCGCTTAGTGGAATCTTTTCATCTTCGTAAAATTGTGGATTATATGAAGTATTAACACTGATGCCTTGATCGATATATTTCTGTAATACAGCACAGATATTGAGGTATCCTTCTGGGCTCTTTTGATCCCATAGTAGTTCATACTTGTTCTTTAATTTTTTAAATTCTGGAACGACCTGTTTCAATACACCATGTTTGCTCTGCTTGATGCTAATCAAACTACGTGGTGGTTCGATACCATTTGTCGCATTGGCTATCTGAGCACTTGTTTCAGCAGGCATCAATGCCATCAATGTAGCATTGCGTATACCATGTGTCTTTAGATCTTCTCTCAATGAATCCCAAGGCATACGTTCAACGTGTGGTACTAGTTCATCGATGTCACGCTTGCGTGTATCGATTGGCACTATACCTTTGGCATATTTGGTATCTTCTGGTTTACCGCATGGGCCCTGTTCTTTTGCCAAATTAACACTAGCACGGATTAGATAATAACTCATCGCTTCCATGTATTCGTCGACTTTAGGCAATGCTGCTGGATTGCTATAGCTAAGATCGTTCTTAGCTAACCAATAGGCTAGATTAATAATACCAACACCTAGAGGACGATGTTCTTTAGTTGCTAATTCTGCTGCTAATACAGGATAGTCTTGATAACTTAACAGTGCATCTAATCCTCGCACTGCTAGTTCGCAGGGTTTTTCAAAGTCTTTGGGTTCTTTGATAGTCCCCCAATTAATCGCCGACAGTGTGCATAATGCTATACGTCCTTGATCATCGAATAAGTGTGTTAGTGGTTTAGTAGGCAGGTCAATCTCGGCGCATAAGTTGCTCTGTCTGATTGGAGCCACAGTTTCGTCGAAACTGCTGTGTGTGTTTGCGTTGTCTACATTTTGTAGATATATACGCCCGGTATCTTTACGTTCTTGCATAAAAGCCGAGAACAGATCGATAGCTTTGAGTTTCTTCTTTCTCAGCTTCGGATTGTTCTCGGCTTTCTCATACAGTTCTGCAAAACGATCCTGATCGTTAAAGAATGCTGTATACATGTCTGGCACATCATTTGGACTGAATAAAGTAATGTCACCTCCTTGGATCAAACGTTGATAGAACAGTTTATTAAACTGCACCCCATAGTCCATATGTCGAACCCTGTTATCTTCTACGCCCTTGTTATTCTTAAGGACCATTAGATCTTCTACCTCATAGTGCCAAATGGGGTAGTAGAGGGTAGCAGCGCCATTACGGACGCCGCCTTGGCTACAGGATCGCACTGCTGCTTGGAACATCTTTAAGAATGGCACAACGCCAGTGTGGCTTGCATCTCCATTACGAATAGGTGAACCAATAGCACGGATCCTTCCAGCACCAATCCCTATGCCAGCTTTTTGGCTAACATATTTTACGATGGCGCTGGTTGTCGCATTGATCGAATCTAGGCTGTCGTCCGTCTCGATCAATACGCAACTACTGAACTGTCTCTGTGGTGTTCTTACACCAGCCATGACAGGTGTTGGTAAACTGATATCATGTGTCGATATCGCTTCATAATAATCACGTATCCACTGCATACGTGTTTCTCGTGGATATTTGTTGAATAGTGTAGCTGCTATCAAGATATAGCAGATCTGTGGTGTTTCTAGTATCTGTCCTGTGACACGATTCTGTACTAGATATTTTCCACGTAGCTGTTCCATAGCAACATAGGTTAAATCCATATCTCTATCATGTTTAATGAAATTATTAAGTCTTTCCCATTCGCTAGCATCATACCAATCTAGTAATTCTTTAGTATAATAGCCTAGGTCTATATTTTTCTTAACTAACTCTAAAAGATGTAAAGGCTTATATCCATCGTATACTTCTTTACGCAGGGAATAATTAATAAGTCTACCTGCGACATATTGATAATTTGGAGTTTCTTCGGTTATTAGATCTGCTGCTGCTTTGATCAGTGTCTCTTGGACATCTTTAGTTTTAATGTTGTTATAGAATTGCAGTTGGCTTCTTATTTCTAGCTCGCTCGGACTAACATTGTTTAGTCCTTCGGTTGCCCAAAACACTACTCTATGTAGTTTCTCTAGGTTTAATTCTTCTTTACGTCCGTCTCTCTTAATAACCGTTATGCGCGAGCTCATTGTTTCCCTCAATATCTCTATGTAGTATATAATCAATCCAGCAGGATGTCTATCATATAGTTAACTTTTATTGTGGTAGTATGGGTCTGATTTGATATTTATCGCTCATCACATTGTCAACATGCGATAAGAATAGTTCATAGTCCCAAACCCATTTCCGGTAGGGTTTAGATATTTTATCGCCAATGTATCGTGCGTACTATCATCGAGATTATTCTGTATTTCTACAAAGAAAGATATATTTTCTACACTAGCATCACCAATATAATTATAGTTATCGTTGATATGACCTGTCTTTGACGACATATCAGTAGTTACGGTCATTGAACCAGTTCTAACAGCATATCCGTTACCGCCTTGTGAGTTTTTACTTATAACATAATCTATAATATAAACAGCAGATTTGAAGAAAGGAAAACGCAATAATGATTGAGGAAGTACTGCTGCTAACGCTTCTATAACTACTTGATATCCGGTATTATCGTGTATCATCGAACTGGTTTGTACAGTCGGAATAAATGGATAGACAGAGTTACTGGCGGCATTCTTTAATACTTTGTTTCTATTAAAGAAATCATCGGTACTTGTATTGTTTTCGGTTACAAATAGCACAACAGGATATATCGCACTAGTATCACTATTGCTTAGATTGCCAACATTCATGTAGGTGTTTGACGATGATGAATTTCCATACCCTTTTTTAACCCTAAATCCATATCGATCGATCTGATCAAAATAGCATCTAGAAACCTTAGTTCCTATTGATCCCGAAACACCACCACCAACATCTATCCCTGACGATAATATCTGGAATCGACAATTATCAAATTGTACGTTTAAGTGATCGCCATATGCGTCACTATATGCACCAATTCCGGTTTTATAAAAATCACAATTTCGAAAAATAACAGAATTGGTGCTAAAAGCAGAACTAGTTCCTCGTATATTAACACCAACCTGACTATCGTTATATGTTGATCCATTGGTATATATACCTTCAAATTTCACACGATCAAACGAAGTTAATTCAGTGTTATCTAGATAAAGTATAGTATTTGCAAAAGTAGTCTTTAGAGTTATTCCAGAAATAAAGATCTTTCTAGGCCATGTTGATTCACTATTAAGGGTAGTAGTACTGTTCATACTAGTAAATGGAAGATAACCAGTTGGATATTGATTTGTAAAACTAATAGCATCAATCATACGGAATACACCACATCCTGCAGTATTTCTAGAAGTTTGTTTTATAATAGTACTATCAATTCCTGCACCAACGATATGTGCGTGAGGCGGTATTCGTATCTCATCGTGTATAATATATACACCCGGTTCCATATAAAGGATAACACGATCCGATGGATTAATATTAAATAGGAATAATTCATTTATAGCTTGCTGTAGAGCAACAGTAACATCTGTCGTACCATCGCCGAATACTCCGAATGCTCTTACGCTAACAATATCATCTAAACGTTCCTGTAGGGAACGTTGAAATGGTGCAGTAGTTGAAACACCAGTTTGGATATGAGTATCGTTACGGCGGTATTGATACAGATCCATCAATTCCATTATATCAGTGTGTTCGGTTAATAGTTCTGTATTACCAACGGCAGGAGCACCTTCGCTTACTGCACCATTACCAATATAAAGTTGTTGAGTATCAATCGCCCAACCTAATTCACCACTGGCTAATTGTGGGAAACCAGTCTGTGAATTCTTCTTACCTCTACGTTGCTGAATTCTCGAAATTTGAATTACCGACACACTATTTCTCCACTATATCTTCATTATATTTATCGAACCATTCTCTCTTTCCGTTTACCAATTTCCACGTGCGACCTCGACAAGTATCATTTGGGCGACTTATATTTCGATTATTTTCATATGGTAATAAAGGAGGCATATCTGATCTTCGTATTCGCCAGCCTTTTGTTTGTTTTTGATATAGTCTACTTGTAGGTGAGTTAAGAGACGACGGCATAGATTTATCTACACCATTTTCTTCACACCATTTTGATATATTTTGAACATATGTTTCAGTTGGATCGTTTATTTTACTAACATACCAGCCTTTGGTTCTTTTTGATGCTTGTCTATTATGTAATTCTTTTTTTTGTTCTTTTGATAACGATTGAAACCAGAGTCTAGCAGCAGAAAAATTATCTGATTTATTTCCTCTTTTTTCATAATCTATAAATTTACTTAAATCCCCACCTTCACCGCCTGATGCAATATTATAAGAATTTGGATCTACAACCGCATTAGTTTTAGAAATCCAATATTTTTCTCGATTGTTTAATATTTCTTTTGAATCACAATACTCTAAAATAATCTTTTCAAAGTTTTCTTTACCATGCTTGTTTATAGCATTTTTAAGTTTTTTACCTGAACCTAAGTAATAAGAATTTTCTTTTACCTGTTTTCCGATATACCATTTACCGTCTATTTTATTAATAACTTTATAGATGTACATCATCTATTTATCTAGATATTTGTACAATAGGCATTAGTTGTTCAGGTAGTACTGCTCCACCCTGCGCCACCAACGATCTTTCCAATAATCATACTTGTCTGGTGTTAGATCAAACTGCTGATATTGGAAATCTTGGCTACACATGAAGATATGACCTTCACGTATGTTTGTGCCATGCACTTCGTTGTGTGCTTCGGCATAAGCCACTAATTGTAGATAATAATCTTCAACCCATTCTTCTTTCTTGGGCTTGTTAGTCTGCTTATAATCCATTATACATTCTTTACCTTTATACACACCCACTAGGTCAGTAGTTCCTGCGTATATCTTAGGAAAGAAAAGATTTACTTCCTGTCCCCAAGCTTCTTCTAGATCCACTAGTGCTTTTTCCTGTATCTTTTCTGCCATTTTACGGGCTTGTATAGAATAGGGATTAGTACCGGCATCTGGCATTACACCCGTCTCAACATAATCTTCTAGAAACTTGTGCATACGTGTTCCACGTCCTGCTGCTTCAGTTACTATTTCCTGTGCTTTCTTTTCGCCTACACGTTTACGCCATTCCATAAGATGAGTTTTATCTTTTGTCTTATCTAGGATCGTAGTGACGCTAGCGACAGAGTTTCCATCAGGACATTGATAAAGTCTTTTACCTGCGACTGATTTACGTTCTATTTTTTCGTAATTAAATTTGGGTTTAAGTAATGTCATCCTTATATATTACACTCGGATGATTATTTTGTCAACCTTGTCGACGTGCCGTTGCTGCTTTTGCCATCTGTGCGATGTGATTTTCACCATCGCTTGGGCCGGCTTGTTTAGGATCTTTAGCCTGTGTTTTTAGTGTGATGCCACGTGCATCATAGTTATGTACTAGATTTTTAAATAATTCCGGTTGTTCGTCATATGCTGCTTTAAAGCTATCATATGTTAACGGAGTGCCATCTATGTTTTGCATTATATTACCTAACGCCCCCCACGAAAGGTAACTAGGCTGCTTTTGACTATTGGCCTGTTGTACCATATTCCTCAAAAGCAGCACTAAATTGTCATTAGGTTCTTCTAATTCGAAAAGTTTCATGATGCCAAAATACGAGCTAATCTACGATGACGTTCTATGCTCTCACGCTTTTCACGTCCTTCTGGTGGCGGCATATCTGCTGCTATATCACCTTCGTCGCCCATGTCTGGTTCTGGACCCATATCTGGTTCTGCACCCATGTCAGGAGCAGGTGCTTCTGCACCCATATCTGGACCAGCCGGCATCGCAGGAGCACCACCTGTCATCGCTGCTACTTGGTTGTTCATCGCTTCACGTGCGCCCTTAACTGCTTGGAAAGCAGTATCAAGTGCAGGACTGATAGCCTGCTTGAACGCTTCTGATTGATCACTACCTAGTTCGTCACGGATCTGATCAGCCATTTCCATAGCAGCAGTTGCCTGCATACTTGCGATATCTTCCGACCATGCTGTGAACTTATCGACCATATCCTTAACAGCCATTACTAGTTCTGCCTTGCCTTCTTCGCCTTCACGTAGGTAACGACGGATAGCCATTTCATAACTTTCTTTAACTGATTTCTTCTTTTTATCTGCTACTGCTTTTTTCATAGTTTCTTTCTTGTTTCCGTCTTTATCCATATCGAGGAAGTCTGGCTTTGCTTTAGTTGATTCTCTTGTTAATCTCTTAACTGCCATCTTAATTCCAGAAGCACGTTGTGATGCAACCTTATCAGATTCTTTATTACCGTTTGGCTTGCCAGCAGAATATCTATCATTCATGCCTTTGTTAGCAACTGCCTTGTTGATATAAGAACCAAGTGTAGCTCTTCCTTTTGGTGTATCGCCAATTTCATCTAGTGTTTGTTCATCTCTTCTCAATTTGCTCTGGATAGGATACCTGCCCTGCGCATACATTTGTTTTTTATGTGCTTTATTCTTTGCTGGTACTAATGCTTGAGAAGCTTTCTGCTTCTTAGTTATTGTTGACTGATACTCACCTTCGAGATCTTTAGGATCAACGATTGCTTCGCCCATCTTCTTATCTTTAAGAGCCTTCTTCATTGGCTCTTTCTTGTTTCCGTCTTTGTCGAAATCAAGGAAGTCTGGCTTTGCTTTCTTCTTAGTGGCTTCTGCAGTCATCATCGATGCAACACCGCCAGCACCGCCAGCACCTGCATTGCCACTGATTGGACTTAGCATAACACGAGCAGGCTTGTCGCCACCGTGGCTCATCCAGCACTCGCCAACAGCATCATGTGTTAGCACACCGCCACATTCTTCGCATTGTTTTTTGTGATGCATAGCATGTTCTAGGCTACCCTTCTTATGATGCTTTGCATATTCAGTAGCATGATGCAGTGCTAGTTCTTTCATAGTCTGCATACTTTCGTCTACTTTCTTTTTCTTTTCTGGTAAGCCCTTATGCTTTGTACCAGCGAATTTTTCGAGTTCTTTGGTGTTCATTTTTTCCATCTCCTTGCTGGCACCTTTTGCTTTACCCTTGCCGCGCTTCGCTGCTAGTGCCGCGCCGGCTGCTTTCTGTTGTGCTTTACTAACTGCACGTTCGTTTAATTCTGTTGTGACAGCATCCTTCATGAAAGTTAAACGATGGTAATCTTCGTTATTTAGAGTAGAATTAAAATCGCCTCTTTTATGCTCTGATATTTTGTTCTCTATAAGATTAGCTGCACGATTTAACTGATCGATGCTGTAAGATTCAAGATCAAGTTTTTCACCAAATCTTTTTTCCATCGACTCATTGATATTTTTTGCAGTGGGTTTTAAATAAAAGTCACTAGTTTTCATAATAGGTATCCTGTCCAAGATGTTAAAGTTATTTATCCGACGATTTAGAATAGTTTGTAATATGATTGCTGTAAAATACGCTTGGCTTCTTGATATTTTTCGTTAGCAATCTCAAACCTAGCGGACATTATATATTTCTTACAGTCGTCGCCTTTTTTGTTAGCTATCTCGTAATGATGTTTATATATTGCTATATCGTTACGCATAGCATTAGCAGTTTGATCGGCATCTATAACAGGATATATATCTTTAGTTTTAAAATTTTTACTCATTAGGGCTGCTATAATCATAGCAGCACTTTTACTATATGTACGATAATATTCGTGGTTTTGTTTATTCACAGAAAAAGTATTTGAATCGGGTTTAACTATATATGATCCAATCAATATACCATTCTTAGTTACAACAGGAATAAGAGCACTGCTAACAGTTGCCGTTGCGATCCTGTCAAGTTTTATAGCAAGTTCTTTATTATTTGATATAGACATTTTCATTCACCATCGCTTGTTTATGATTTATTTTACACAAAACGTTCTTAAAAATCAAGTTTTCTGCGACTCGTGAGTCCCTAGGTTCTAATGATTCTAACTCTATGGTTTCTGATCCGTGTTTACGGAGGAATTTAAATTCTTCATTTGTTATTGGTATATAGATTTTACGATCTGCAAGGCGGGTTAATTCACGGAATCTCATTATTTTAATCCGCTAGTTGCTTGGGGCCCTTTTTGGATACCTTGGGCTAAGGTTTTCGATGCACCGGGCTTCGCTGCTGTTCCGGGTGCTGCATTTTGATTTTGTCCCAATGTTGCGAGTAATTGATCCTTATCAACAGTGACATCTAACCCCAATGTCTTCTGTGTATCTAATACTGCATTTTTTCCCTGTATAGTTTTAACTTTAGTCTGTCCTAATTGAGGTACTGATGTTATGTTCATACCAGGTTTTAATTCTATTTGTTGCTGTTGCGCTTGCTGCCCTTGTGCTGCATTAGTGGCTGCTTGTCCGACTGCTTGTCCGGCTGCGTTAGCTGCTACTCCGCCTACTGTTTGAGCTCCTTGTTTAATCGCACTACCTACTGCCTGTGCACCTTTAGCAACAACACCACCGACAGCTTTAGCTCCAGATGCTACTGCACCTCCAACTGCTCTAGCCCCAGTTGCTAATGCAGGTAAGAATTCATCTAGTTCTTTGTTTCTTACAGTTTTAAACTCGTTAAATCTCACAGTACATCTCCGGTATTAAGTACTTAGTGTATCTTGAGTAACAATACAATTATAGTTGATATCAATCCTGCTACTATCGTTCCGGCTGATCCGATAATCACTTTATTCATCGATACTCGGCTTTCTAACATCTCATTATAGATATCGCCGACTTTTTTCTCGATACTAGATAAGCGTCCTTCTAGTGATTCGTAACGCTGTTGGCACAGTTCAACATGTGCTTCTAGACTTTCTTTTTCGATATCGGTGGTACGGGCCATCGTGTATTCTCCTACGCAATCTCTGCTCGTGTTGCTGTGTTAAGTCATGCCTAAGGAGTGCCTGGAAATTACCTACTGCTTTTATTTATCGATCAGTTCGAATATAATATTAGTGGGTTTTAAGTCTGCTGAGAAGAAATTAGATTGGAATTTAGCAGTATCATCGCATCCTGCTGTAAACGGTACAAAATTAACATCATGTATCATACCACCAACAGGATCATTATTAAGTTCAAATAGATCATCTCGTTCTGTATATATTTCCCATTCCCAAGTCTTTTCATATTTGCCATATCCATATTCACTCCAATCCATAGTTATTATTTCTGGATCTTTTTCTGTAAATATAATAGCTCTCATTTCTAATGTTTGATGTAGGGTTTGGAAGTTATCCTGCTGTTTCTTTTTGAACAGGTCTATCGATTCTTTGAATATATATGTACGGGTTATATCAACAAGGGTTCGAATACGGAAACGCTGCATGTATTAATTTAGCCATAAAAAAAGGCAGCTTCGAAAAACTGCCTTTTTTATTATATTTTAGAACTATTAGAGTGTAGTTCCGATTGTTAGGTTTGGAACTGAAAGAGTGACTGCTCCTGAACCCCAGTCCCCGATAGCACCGAGGATAGCTGCTTCACACTGACCATAACCGCCGATTACGTTAGTACCAGCGTCTGAGTCCTGTGCAGTATCGTCGGAAACGATAGCAAGGAAACCAGTTGCAGTTGGTGTAAATACTGCCCATGTTTCGAAGTATGTCTGGAATGTACGAACTGCTTTAGCATAGTTGCTAGTTGAAGTTGTGTAGCTAGTGCTTAGGTTGGGTGGGGAACCACCACTTAAAAGAACCTTAATAACACGTAGAGTACGAGTACCCATCTGTGTAGTTGGTGTATATCTCTGATAGTTAGCTGCTAAGTTAACCTGAGAATATGTGTTTGTTGGATCTATCAATGTAGCCATTTTATTTCTCCTAAAAATAGTGAAGCCTTTTTAGACTTCATTGTAATTATTTATCATCTGAGGCTTCTTCTAGGCGAGCTAGGCGAGAATTTGATCTCTTTTGTTCTTGTATACGGCGTATGCCTCTGCGGAACTTGTCTGGGTCAGCACCGCGTATACTATTTAATAGTCTACGCTCTAGATCCAATGCTGTTTCAGGATCAAAATTGTCACGTGCCATTTCTAGTATGTGAATAGCACTGTTGATTACATTAAGGGCACGGCTCTCAATAATAAGCTCAACATCACGATTTGTGGCAAACGTGTTGAGTTCTTGTAATATGCTTTTGGTCTGCTTTTTCATTAACAAGTTCCTTGTATGTTATTTAACAGATTTATTACTCAAAAAATATTTTACTTTTTTGCAGATCGCTAAATAAAATGTTGCTATTACTCAACAAGTTTGTTATAGTAACAAAGTCACACATACACAGAGGAGAAATATGATGACGACTACAAATTTTGAAATGCCAAAGACCCCAGAAGTAAAATTCAATAAGAACGGTTACGAGATCCGTACAGACATCCTGCAGATGGCTAGGGTTCTAGTAACAGAAGATTTCCATGCTAAGATGCATGGTTGGGAAATTAGTGTAGAACGCGATTCCAATTCCGGACAAGTTCTTACTAAGGTCGGGATGCCTGAATTTCCAGGCCTCGATCAAGTCCTAGAAACAGCAGAGCGTATGTATAGCTTCGTCAATGCTGGAAGTAAAAAATAATTAAATGAACGCATAGCGTATAAACTTCATATTATAGAGTAGAAGTAAAAGCTAGGAGAAATCCTAGCTTTTTTTATGACGATTGACAATTTTCATCAATCTGTTATAATATACGTATTAAATAACTTAATGAGGAATACATGAGTGATACATTATTGTTAAACGCAGACGCACAACCAGTTAGTCTAGTGCCATTAAGTGCAATCGATTGGCAGAGTGCTATCCGCTACATCTGGCTAGATAAGGTTAAGGTTCTACACGAGTATGAAAATCGTGAGATTCATAGTCCCAGTCGTACAATGAAAGTCCCTGCGGTTATTATGCTGAACGAATATTGGCAACCAAAGAATCGTGTTCGCTTCAATCGTAAGTGGGTATTCCTACGTGACAATTACACATGCCAATACTGCACTAGAGAACTCACAGTACGAGAATGTACGATCGATCACGTTGTTCCAATATCTAAAGGTGGTAAGAGTGCTTGGCATAATGTTGTTACTGCTTGTTATGCTTGCAATAATTCAAAAGGTAACAAAATGTCTCCTCGTCCAATAATTGCACCAGAACAGCCTAACTATTGGATGTTAGCACATAATCGTAAGAACAGGGATTGGAATGTTCCACACGAAAGTTGGATAAATTATATAGATGATAGAAGATGACGAATTTGAAATAGATAGACCTAAGACCCACGTAGAGTGGATCTTAGGTAATCAATGTAATTATAATTGCCGATACTGTCATCATATATTCCGCAACGGTGACAGACCGTATCCTAGCGAAGATGTTATTATGGAAGTCTGTCAAGATATAGTATTCCATTTTGATGAATTAGGAAGGGATGTTGTCTTTAATTTTATCGGTGGAGAACCTACACTTGCTGGGGGGTTAGATAAGATAAGTCAGCGTCTTAGTAATCATCCTGTCGACATAGTATTACGGACTAATGGTAGTGCTAGCTTAGAATGGTGGTCTGACACTAAAAATTATCTATCAGATGTTGTTATTAGTGTACACAAAGAATTTTGTGATCTTGATCACATAGAACGTGTCATTCAATTATTGAAAGATGATAAAACCGGACACCCAGTTAATGTGTCAGTATTGATCCCTACTGAGCATACTGATGACAGTTGGAATTGGGCGATGAATACACATCGTAGATTCCAAAAACTGTATCAATTAGGTGAGATACAGATGTTATATTCTAACTTTGCGATGGGGAGCAATGTGTTCTATCCTTATACTGAAAAGCAATGGAAAGATTATCACGGAACAAAAGGAAATCCACCACCACCTCCAAAAGATGACAGTCCTATAGTTTATAGAGATCAAAACAGTTTTAAAGGTTATAGTTGTTATGCAGGAATCGAAACATTAACCATAGACCACGAAGGACGTATATGGCGTGGGTGGTGTCGTCAAGGCGGTCCAATCGGAAGTATATATGAATTACCTATAGAATGGCCAACAGAACCAATTATCTGCCAAAAGGATATATGTGGGAATGGATTTGATCACCAAGCGAAAAAAGAGCTTACTTCTTCTTAGATCCACGTGTACCCCAATCTGGTAATGGGCCACCGTGTGCTTTGCCTTTAATCTTATGTCCGCCAACTTTTACACGCTTGCCGTCTTTAAACTTGTGGCTCTTATCACCTTCACGTGCTCTTAGACCTTGGCTCTTACAACTAGCAAGTTGACTCGCACCTAATTGACTGTTTGATTTCTTGCTCAGGCAGAGACTACGACTCGCTGGACCACCTTCATCGGTGATATCTTCCTCGATGCTTTCATCCCAAGCACTTTTAACGCTTACGACTTTATAATGTTTCTTTTCACCGTCTACTTCTACCCATTTACCAGCAACTTTACTCTTAGCCTCAGATGCTGTAAGTGCGCTGATTTCCATGGTCTTCTCATCGCCTGTCTTAGGATCTATCACTTTGACAGCAAATAGTGTGTTAGCACCTTCTTCTAAACTCTCATCAGTATGTGCTTTCTTTAGGATCTTCAATCCAATATCACCAAAACGCTGCTTTGCTGCGTCACGGAACTTATCAAAAAGTTCCTTAGGCATACGGAAATCCTGTCCAGCACCCTTGTACTGCATCAGATTAGGCATACTCTTACGTATAGCATCATAGAAACGATCACTAACTGTGAAGTGTATAGTATAACGTGGATCTGCTGGATCGTAATCTACTTGCTTAATGTCTTTGTTCGGATTTGGTTTTCTCTTTTTCTTAAGAGGATCTTCCTCGCCTTCGCCTTCTGGCTTCCATTCGACCTTAATACGATCGCCGCCATTCTTACCAACCCAGCCCATAAATTCTTTTAGATAAGGGAATGTATTAAAAGCACTATCGGGCAAATCCATATAGATAGTCATCGATTTAGCAGAGATGAATGTCTTATCGCCCATGATCTCTTTGATCATCTTTACGATATCGTTCATGCTGTTAAGTTTCATAAAACGTAAACGAGAATTTGCTGCTGTTAATTCTTTGGGATCGTTAGCGAATCCTGTAAATGCTGTTAGATATAAAGACCTACGCTTTTCTTCTCTACTTGCGTTAGGAGGTACATCTCCCATTCTAACTTTAAAACGTAGATAGATAGCACCTACGGGTTTTGTGATTTCGCTAATATATTCGACAATTTTCATGGTAAAGCCCTCGTTGATTTATTTATTATAATTCAACGAGGGCTTATTGATTAGGCAGTGCGTTGTACGATGTGATATCCAAATTGAGTCTGTACTGGCATACTCAATCCATTAACTTGTAATCCAAAAGCAGCATCTTCAAATGGTTTTACCATCTGGCCTCGGCCAAATTCACCTAGATCTCCACCCTGTTGTCCACTAGGACATTTGCTATGTGTTTTAGCAAGTTCAGCAAAATCAAAACCATCGAGAATCTTCTGATGTAATGTTTCTGCTCTAACTGCATCTTCAACTAAAATATGTCTTGCTCTAACTTTATCCATTTGCTTTACCTTTTCATAAGTTCGTCCACAAAGTCGAGCAGTAGTTTGTGATGCCTACCCTCATGCCATTGTGGCTTCATATAATTATACGCTTCGTACCAATGGACTTCACTTTCTGGGTGACAGCCAATGAGCCCAATACGATCTTGATATATCGCCATAGCATCATCATTAGCATATTTGGCAACAATATCCATTGGACCGTGCCCAACTAGAGCACACCCGTCATAGAAGAACATCTGTTCCTCTTTCCCGAGCCATTCTACTTTTACAGCCTTAGCATGGGGACGACGAGTATCTGCTTTTGGTTGTGTTATATACTGTACCGCATCGACTCTGTTAAGGATATTGAAATAGTGTTTCCCTGCCCAATATGCACCCATACAGATACCCAAGTATCGTCCACCGTCATTGACGAATTCTTCTACACGTTTACCGTTTTCTTGGAATAGTTTTTTGAAACTACTAGCATCACCAATTCCTCCTGGAATAGCAATCATGTCAACATCGTTGAAAAAATCTGGTTCTACAGTATGTTTAGTGAATATCTTAAAATTATAATGGTCCGCCAATGCCTTCATAATCCCGTTACCGCTTTGAACGGAACACTTAGGCTGGTGTAAGAAAAGAGCAATCTTACCTTTCATAATGGACCTTTATAATATGCTAAGTTTATTTACCCTATTTGTTAATGGGGGAGAACCGGGGAATC